TGTTGCATCGAATCCGCCGCGTACTCCTTTCCGTTCTTCTTTTAATGCTCTTTCACATGCTTCGATTAAATAGGCAGAATACAAATCAATTTGTTTTCTGTTTCCTTTTGTCGCGAAGATGTCAAAGCATTTTCCTTTGTAGCTGTGTCCGATAACTAATTTTCCATTGAAGAAATCAACACAAGCGCTAACGATAATTTGTTCATGTGGTTTGACTCTTGAAAAATGCTGATGGCCTTTTTCGTCTGTCCATGTCCAATTGATCGCCTCTTTTAATGTTGGATCTTCAATCCCTTCTTCAACTCTTTTTTCGAGTTGGTCTTTTGTAATTCCGCGCTTTAAAAGTTGCTCTTCAAGTTTTGCTTCTGCAACTGCGCTTTCATTTTCATTTGTGCTGTTGGTCATTCCCAACAACTTGGATAAGAATTGAAACGAGTCGGTCATGTTGTTCGGTTGGTTCTTTTTGAAAAATGTCAGTAACGAGCTGACTTAGTTAGTATACATCTTTATCTATTGGCTGTCAATTATAGCGCGGACGTCGTTCCCTTCCTTTTAATCTTAATAAGAATCAGTTTGTTTCAAATTTAATCAGTGCCGTCTATAGTGACAGCATGGCGAAAAAGCCCGCAAAAAAAGCAACTAATATCGAAATAGATAAGCGCGTCCATCGTGTTTATGATCTTTTATTACGCGGACATAATAAAACCCAAATCGTCCGATACTGCGCGGAAAATTTCAAGGTTTCACTTCGACAGACAGAAGAATATTTGCAACGCGCTCGCGTTCTTCAGTCCATTGATTGTGAAATGGAGAGACCAGCGTTCTTGCTCGCTGCAATAGCACGTCTTCAGGATTACGAGCGCCGAGCCTCAGAAGACAATAATCTTCTCGTTGCTATGAAGTCCTTAGAACTTCAAGCCAAGCTCTTACGCTTTGAAATGTCTGTATGAGTTCCCTTATTGAATCGGTCTGTAAGAAAGAAAGTGTCTTTGATTTTATTACTCCGCCAGATCCAACACGTTCGGCCGATATTTTAAAACGAATAGAAGCGGATCTTCATACAGGCCAAGCTCGTTTTTTTGAAGATACAACAACAGAAATTCTTGGGCTTTGTGCTGGTTATGGATCGGGAAAAAGTTTCGCCTTGTTTGCGAAATGCGTTCAGCTCGCAATCTTAAATATGGGATTTACCGGGTGCGTTTTTGAACCAACTAACGTTCTTGTGCGTGATATTTTTATCCGGGGCTTTAATGAATTTTTAGAGCAATATGGAATTTCTTACAGCTTCAGGGCGTCACCGTTGCCTGAATATACTTTGCACTTAGAAAAGCCGACGACGTTACTTTGTCGGTCTTTTGAAAATTACAATCGGATCGTTGGTTTAAATCTTTCGCATGTAATTTGCGACGAGTTGGACGTTGTAGCAGAGGCAACCTGCCAGATGGCCTTTCCTCGAATCCTTGCACGTTTAAGGGATGGAAATGTGAGGCAATTTGCAGCCGCTTCAACTCCTGAAGGTTTCAGGTTTTTCTATAACACTTTCGGGACAGAAGAAGCACAAGCGCGAACAGATCGGAAGCTTGTCAAGATGACCACTTATGAGAACAAGCACCTTCCGAAAGACTTCATCGACCGCTTAGAGGCCAACTATGAACCAGCTCTTTTAAAAAGTTATCTTCTCGGGGAGTTTGTAAACATCACTCAAGGTTGTGTCTACACAAGATTTGACAGAGAAAAACATTTAACAACCGAGATACCCGACTTAACAAATGAAATAATTCACGTCGGGATCGACTTTAATATCGGCAAAATGTCCGGAATCTTGGGCGTTATTAAAAACGAAGAACTTTATATTTTCGATGAGATTAGAGCATATGACACCGACGAATTGGGAAAAACTATCCGGGCGAAATTTCCCCGAGCCACGGTTTACGGATACCCTGACGCAAGCGGCGGAGCAAGATCTACTAATTCCAGCAAGACCGACATCCAAATTCTCGGCAACTACAAAATATATAACCAATCCGGGGCGTCGAATCCGGCTATTGCTGACCGTGTTAATGCTGTTCAAGCATTGTTGGAAAATGGTAAGGGACAAATTCGTTTCCATATTCACCCGCGATGTAAAGAAATGATCAAGTCCTTAGAGCTGCAAAGTTACGACGACAAAGGCCAACCAAGTAAGGATTCAGGACACGATCATTACGCCGATGCTTTGGGGTATATCATTTGGAGGCGCTTCAATCCTTTACATCTAAACGCAGGAAAATCAACAGGTATTAGGATTTATTGATGAGTACAATTAAGATGATGTTCATAACGTCCAGAGGATTAACCAGTGTATAGCGGTTACAACATTTACGAGCATAGAAGACAGCCCAATGACGGAGGAATCGAACAGCCTTGTCAGGCTTATTTAGATCAAGAAGTTTATTGGGAAGTCATTGAAGATTTGCTAACAGGTTCGCAGGGCATCAGGGCGAAGCATCGGAAATATTTGCCACAAATGGAGCGCGAGGACGAAAGAAGTTACGACCGTAGATTGAGCCGTTCTGTTTGTCCTCCTTATTACGAACGAATAGAAAAGCTATTAGCGGGGATGTTGATCAGAAAGCCGATTCGAACGAATGACGTACCGCCGCGAATAACAGAAGATTTATTTGATATTGACTTGCAATCTAACGGGCTTTCAGTTTGGGCTTACACCTGCGCGAGGACGATTATTCGCTATGGACATGCTGGCGTTTTGGTTGAGGCCGACAAGAATGGCGGGCGTCCTTATTGGGTGACATATAGCCCTCGGGAAATTCTTGGATGGCGTTCAGAAATTATTGACGGCGCTCGCAAATTTACACAATTAAGACTCTTGGAAAAGGTCGTTGAGCCTGATGGTGAATATTCAGAAAACACCGTTGAGCAAGTTCGTCTCTTAACTCCGGGCGCTTTTGAGATTCACAGAAGAAATAAACAGGGTGAGTTCACTTTGCACGATGAAGGAACAACAAGCCTTTCTGAAATTCCTTTTTCTGTTGCTTATTCCAACAGGGTTAATTTTATGGAGTCGCGTCCACCCCTCGGAGACATCGCTCAACTTAACGTTCTCTCGTATCAAAATGGTTCTGATGTCTCGAACCAGCTCCATATTTCAGCGGTTCCAATGTTGGCGTTTTTTGGATTCCCTCAAAGTGCGGAAGAAGTAAGCGCGGGACCAAGTGAAGCGTTAAGCCTTCCAACTGATTCAGATGCGCGTTTTATTGAACCAGAAGGAAAGTCTTTTGATGCACAATTCACGCAATTAGATCGAATCGAAAAGCAAATAAACGAGTTGGGCATGGCGGCAATTCTGGGAACTAAATTAAAAGCATCGGCAGAAACAGCAAGGTCAAAAGAAATAGATAGATCACAAGGCGATAGCACGATGAAGGTAGTTGCACAACAGCTACAGGATTTAATTGATAACTGTCTCATGTATCACGCGAAGTATTTAAACCTTTCGCAGTCTGGCAATTGTTTCGTCAATCGGGACTTCCTCGGTTCACGTTTAGACCCTCAAGAAATCAACAGTCTTAAGGAGCTATGGACAAGCGGGGCGATTACACAGGAAACTTTATTGAAGCAATTGGAAGCGGGTGAAGTGTTGGGCGATGATTTTGAAATTGAAGAAGAATTGTTGGCCGTCCAACAAGAAGGATTAACAGCAATGGAAGAAGCGCCAATTCCTGAAGCTAACGAAGATGAAGAAGAGGAATCTGCCGAGCCTGAAGACGTCGAACAGGAAGATTAAAATAAATGGCTCCTAAAATAAAACCGCCTATTTTCGGAACTGTTGACCGTGGAAAAGTCGGGGCCGAGGTTCCTTATTCTGATCTAATTCCAGAAACTTACTTTCGAAATTCGCTCGACTTAAATCGGTTTGAAAATAAAGTTTCAAAAGAATTGATGCAGTCTTACAACCGGATCATTCTTGATTCGGTTCGAAAGCTTGAAGCAATAGAAAGACTGCCAAAAGCAAGCCAACCCAAATATACGGCGGCTCGTTTACGTTCGTTATTAGCTCAGACAAAAAAGAGTCTTGAAGGTTGGTCGAATAGTAGTTCAAAGGAATTAATAAAAAATCTTGATGGTGTTGCAAAGCTTCAATCTGAATTTGTAGAAGAACAATTAAAAAAAGTTTTACCTGCGGGGATGCGTTCGTCGGTTCGTTCTGTTGAAGTGTCTCCAAAGTTTGCCGAGGCCGTTGTTAAAAATAAAGCAACTGATATAAATGCAAACGTTCTTAGTGATGATTTACAGGCAGCGGTTAAGGGTGTTGACGGATTAAGAAAAGCGCAGGGAAGTTTTAATTTAACCGCAAAGATGGGATCGAAATTAACCCTTCCGAATGGCGATATTATCAGCAAAGCTTTTAGGGGATTAGCAGAAAAGAACGCTGATTTATTTGGGCGTACAATTCGCGATGGTTTACTTTCAGGCGAAACAACTCAACAGGTCGGGCGGCGTCTTCTTGGTCAATTGTATTTTGGGGAAAAAGCAAGGACAGCGAAACAGCTCGCGTTGGCAGGAGGGGAAGCGACCCGGATGGCTAACCACCAAATTTCGACGCTTGTTCGTACTTCAATCCAACAGGTCAGCGATACAGCCGCGCAGTCGGTCTATAAACAAAACAGCGACATCACGGAAAGTTATAAGTGGATCGCGACGCTAGACAGCAGGACCGCGCCGCAGTGCATGATGCTTGACGGGCAAGTTTTCAAATATGGTCAGGGGCCGACACCGCCTCAACATTTCAATTGCAGATGTCGAACCGTTGCGACTATTGATTATGAAGGGTTAGGAATACCGCCGCCAAACTTTAAGAGAAGCACAAGGGCCGCTGTTGGTGGGCCTGTCCCAACTGGAACTTCTTACGGGTCTTGGTTGCAAAAACAACCGCCGAAAATGCGGGCGAAAATATTAGGCGGAAAAGAAGTCACGCTTGCAAGTGGAAAGAAAGCATGGCGGGGTAAGTTTCAATACTTCGATAAGTTGTCGAAGAAGGTTGGTCCGGATAAAGCTATTGCGAAATTTGTAAGTTCAGACGGAAGTGAAAAGAGCCTGAAGCAATTGCAGAAGACTTATGGCAAGCCGTCAAATATAAAACCAAAAGCACCAATCAAAAAGACAAAGCTTCTTTCAGACAAAGAGAAAAAATCACTTGCTGAGTTTGAAAAAATTAAACCACCTTCAAAGGCTTTGATCGCTAAAGAAGGAAAATATATGACTGAGGCGGAAAAGAAAGGGCTTGTTCCATATAAGCCTTTAACAGCAGCGCAGAAAAAAATGGTTGATAAGTCTGTTGTCGAAACTCAGGCTAAAAAGGTTGTTTCTGGAGATTTGAAACCAGAAGTTGCGACGTCCCAAAAGTTAGATTCTGTCACCAAAAACAATTTAAAAAACTTTAAGGAGGCTGATTTATCAAAACCAAATCATCAAAAGTGGTTTACAAATCAAAAGGCTTTTAATAGCGCTCTAATTCCAAAAGGTAAATATAATACGATCACACCAAAAGAACTTGGCAAGCTTGTAGAGAAAAAAGAACTTACCAAGCTTCAAACGAAATATGATAAAGCCTTTAAAAAATCATTACTTCCTGCAAAGCCTGTCAAGCCTAGAGCGCCGTTAAAGAAATGGGATGATCCATCCTTCATTCAGAAAAATATTGGAAGCACCGACAAGATGACACCGCCGCCACCTCGGAAAGCTCTGAGGGGTGGAAAGAAAAAAACTGAAGACCTTTATTACAAAGCTAATAATAAAAATGCTGTCAAAGACTATGACATGTCGGTGGCTCAACTAAAGGATGCAGAAGAGCAAATAAGTAATTGGACAGGAAGCGATTTCTATAATATTCGAGCTGTTCAAGTCAAACAAGCTCAATCAGTAGGGAAACAATTAAATCCGAATGAGATCGGACTTTTAAATAAGAGAATAAGAGATAACAGTTTTATGACTCCAGCAAAAGTTGATCTAATAGCTAGGAATGCCGACAAGATGGAAAGATATATTGCAAACACGCCTAAATGGGATGGACCGCCCCGCTTTATAAACGAGATCGATAAGTTACATAAAAATCCTTTCTACACAAAACGAGTAAACGGAACAGTTTACAGGGGCATGGCTGTTCATAAAAAAAATATTGTTGATGAAGTGCTTAAGAATATGGAGAAAGGCGAAGCGGTCAGCACGATGGAAAGTTGGTCAACAAGTTCAAAAACTGCTTTAAAATTTGCAAAAGGAGAGATAGGCGACGGCAATCATGGAATTATATTCAGACATGTTAATAAACATGGAGCGCCAATTGAACATTTAAACGGAATGAACGAAAGCGAAATACTTCAACCAAGTGGAGTTAGGTATAAGGTTATTAGTAAAAATACAAAGAACTGGAAAGAACCTCTTGTAGAGGGTGGGCCAAAAACAGAAGATTTCTCTATGACTGAAGTTGTTTTAGAAGCTATTTAAGATAATCTGGTTTTTCGGAAAGGTTGATTGTTTCTGTTTTAACTCCTTGCTCTTCTAAATAATTGTCTAGTTCTTTGTCAACTTCCTTGTTTGTTCTGTCGTCATTGGGGTCGATATTGTAACTAATCCCAATCGCAGTAAAGGGACTTTTATCGAGATAGGGTTCTTTTTTTGGCATAATGGGTTCAAGTGTGGTTCGTTTGTTTCTATCATGGCACGTAAAGGTAAAAAGGGCAAAGGTGCAAAGAAGAAGGGCTATTGTTAGTATATAAATGCAACCCTGCGGGTTTTCATGTCAGACGAACAAAATCGCGAAGCTGCGCCGAGCGATTCAAATCAAGCCAGTGTCGAAGAATTACAAGCTTTAGTTAAAAAGCTTGAAAGTCGTATTGATGCGACCGACATCAAAAATAAAGAACTCCTCGAAGAAAAAAGGAAGTTTAAAAAGGTAGAAGAAACTCTTTCGGGTTTACCTGAAGGAACCGACATCAATGAATTATTAACCTTTAAACAGCAAAGCGAACAAGCGGAGTTGGAACGTAAAGGGAAATACAGCGAAGCCTTAACGGCAAGGGAGGAACAATTCAGGGAAAGGGAGGCAAAACAAAAAGAAGCAATTCAAGAGCTTGAATCCAAAGTTAAAAATCTTGAGTTAATTAATCCAGCCGTTCAAGCTTTATCTGAAGTCGTTCGAGATCCTGATCTCGTTTTGAATAATTTCTTACCTAAAGAAAAGATCGAAATGAAAGATGGTGTCCCTGTTGTTATTGATGGATACGACAGACCACCCGTTACCGAGTGGATCAAAAATAAACTCGTCGAAGATAAGCGCGATTATTTATTGAAAGATCCTTCACCTCAAGGAAGCGGAGCGCCAGCAAGTCGAAGTTCTGCTTCTGGTAATGCTGCGGGTATTGATTCCGACCTAATGAAAAGGCTCGCTAATGGTGAACATGATGTGGAGCATGATATTTATAAGAGGTATGGTCGTGATGCTTGGTTAAAGGCGAAGGACATAATTTCTGCAAATAAATAAGATAACGCGCTAATATAGTCGGTAACAGTTTCAAGGCTGCGCTGCGGACTGTAGCCCTGCGGGCGAATAATACACTTTCATAGATTTCGGCAATGGCCACGCTTAGAAGCGACGTCATTATCCCCGAGGTGTTTGAGAGCTACGTCAATGAAGAGACAACAAAAAAAGATGCTTTCTTGGCGTCTGGTGTTGTTCAACCAATGGCGCAGCTCAACGCATCCGAGGATGGTGGTGATTTCGTTAATGTTCCTTTCTGGAATGCGAACCTCAACAGCACATTCAAGGTTTTAACAGACAGCACTTCTCTTGTTCCTGAGAAGATCACAGCAGATAAGCAAGTGGCAGCGGTTTTACATCGTGGCGATGCTTTCGAAGCTAGAGATTTAGCAGCATTAGCGGCTGGCTCTGATCCTCTTAAGGCAGTTGGTACAAAGCTTGCTTCTTATATTGCTCACGAACGTCAGAAGGATTTATTAAATACTTTGGCGGGTGTGTTTGGTGATCTTTCTGCTCTTAATGCAGGAAACACCGCTTTCTCTGATTTAGCCGTTGATGCTTTAGCAGGTGATACAAGAACAGCATTAAGCCCCGGCCATATTGCAAAGGCAAAGGCAAAGCTAGGAGATCAAGGCGGAAAGCTTACTTCCATCTGTGTTCACAGCAACGTTTTCTACGACTTGCTAGAACGTAAAATGGTGGACTTCGTCCTCAGCAGTGATACCAATGCAAGTGCAACCGCTTCAGGTGGTTCAATTGCTGCGGCTTACGGTGGCGAAGGTACTGTTCCTAAGTATTGCGGTTTAAACGTTATTGTTTCCGATGACGTAACAACTAAAGGCTCTGGATCTGGAACAGTTTACGCGACTTATTTGTTTGCTAACGGTTCAGTAGGTAGCGGCCAACAGGCAGGACTTAAAACAGAATTTGACAGGGACATCCTTGCAAAGTCTGATGCTATGAGTTTCGACCTTCACTACATTTACCATCCAATCGGAAGTAAGTGGGCAGTGACTACAGCGAACCCAACAGCTAGTCAGCTTTCAACAGTTACTAACTGGAGCAAGGTTTACGAGACCAAAAACGTTGGAATCGTAAGAGTGTCCAATTTATCTAATATGGACTAATGGCTAGTATTTTCCAACTTGAGAATCCTGTTTTTGGCAGAGAGAACTCAAGCGTTGAACTTGTAGCAGCGTCCGACGCTGACACAACTTTGACAGCAGCTCAGTCTGTGAACAGTCTTGTCGTAATGACTCCTACAGGAGCGAAAACCGTTACTACAGCAACAGCAGCAGCAATTGTTTCCGAACTTGGCTCTGGCGTTCGTATTGGCACAACTTTCTCAATCACTTTGAGAAATCAGGCGGCCTCTACTCACGCTATGACTTTGGCAGGAGGAACAGGCGTTACTCTTGACGGTGATAACACAAACACCGCAGCAGCAGCAGCAACACGCGCTTTCTTAGGACGTGTTACAGCTATTGCAAGCGGCTCTGAAGCGATCACTGTTTACTCTGGTGTAACTTCTGCCCACTAATGGGATTATTCGCATTTAGGCGAAGGCAAGCAGAATTGGAGGCCGCTTCGACGGCTTCCTGTTCTACTGTCAAGGCAAAGCCAAAACGTAAAAGAAAAACCAAGC